TTCAACCAACCTTAGTATTGGAGACACAGCAGGCGGCGCAGCCACAATTTTGAACACCTTTGCATCTGGAACAGACGCTGGCCGAGTTTACCCAACAACACAAGCTGGCGCTGCATTAGCTTGGCAGGACACTGGCACAACAGACATCCGTTTGACTGTAACAGCTTCTGCTGCAACAAACGCAGGTCTTGTTCGTTTTACAATTCTGTATCAGCAAAACAATAACTTAGCATAGTAGGAGGTTAATATGGCTGGTCCAGTAAAAGCCTTTAACTATGCTCAAGGAGCCTCTGCTGCTGTTGTGGGTCCATCTCGCTCTCGCATTCGTCAAATTGTAATTTTTGCGGATGCGGCTGGTGCTTTCACAATTAAAGATGGTAGCGCATCTGGTGAAGTATTGATTACGCAAACATTTCCAACAGGAATACATCATCTCAATATACCAGATGATGGTATTATTGCTACAAGCGGTGCTTTTGTATCTGCTTTTACTGGATCTAGTAATCAATTGACTATTTTCTTGTCGTAGAGACGTTTATGGCTAGTTCTAAAGGCGAAATGCCTAAAAGAAACAAAAAGAATTTCCGTCCCACAAAGTCTGGGGCGGGAATGACCAAGGCTGGTGTTGCGGCTTACAGACGTAAAAATCCGGGGTCAAAGTTAAAGACTGCTGTTACTGGTAAAGTAAAGAAAGGCAGCAAAGACGCTAAAAGGCGGAAGTCATTCTGCGCTAGATCTGCTGGTCAAATGAAAAAGTTCCCAAAAGCGGCAAAGAACCCAAACTCACGTTTGCGTCAGGCAAGGAGAAGGTGGAAATGTTAAGCTCTCAATTTATAGCAGGGACGGTTTTCGTAGCCTTTATAGGAGTTTGCGTCACAGGACTCACATGGATTTCTTCAACTCTTATTACAGTTGATAAAAATGTAGCTGTCATGGCAGCAAAGATTGATGCTAACAATGAAAAGATAGATCAGCTTCACGATATGATCAGACCCATGTGGGAAGATTTTACAGGGAGAACATATGATGGCAATCTCGCGCAGTTCAATCCCCAAACAAATTTCAAACCCACCGTCAAAAAGGAGTTCTAAAGTGCCAAAGGACGCTTGTTATAAGAAGGTAAAAGCGCGATACAGAGTTTTTCCAAGCGCTTATGCTTCAGGGGCTATTGCCAAATGTAGGAAGGTTGGTGCCGCTAATTATGGCACTGGCGGCAAAAAGAAAGCCAAAAAGAAAGCTACTGGTGGCGTTGTTACAATGAATAATGGAGGGGCAATTACAAAGGCAAAACGACCTTCTAGCAATCCAAATGTTGCTAGAGGATGCGGTGTTGTCATGAGTAATAAAAGAAAAGCAACTAAATATTCGTAGGAAAAAATGGAACCAATTTCGACTGCTCTAGCAGGATTCGCGTTATTTAAAAGTGCAGTCGATGGCATCAAAAGTGCTATTGGAACGGCTAATGATGTATCTGAAATCGCTGGATATATTGACAATCTTTTTGAAGGCGAAAAACAGGTACAACAAAAGAGAAGCAAAAAGTCTGGTGTTGGTGTAGGTGATCAGTTTGGTGTTACAAATGTTGCAAGAGAGATAATTGACGCTAAATTAGCGCAAGAACAAATGCGCGAAATAGCTCAAATGATTGATTTACGTTTTGGCCCCGGCACATGGAAATCTATCACTGAAGAGAGAGCTAGACGCATACAGGCTGCTAAATTGGCTGCTGCCGAAGCCAGACGAAAAAAAATGGAAGAGGCTAGACAACTTGAAGAGAGTCTAAAACAGTTTTTTATGGTTGGTGCAGTTATATTGATTGTTATAGCATTGTTTGTTGTAATGATTGCCGTAATAGCAAGAGCCGAAACTAAATTCGTTGAATGTAGGCTTGAAAAATATAAAAAAGTAAATGATGAATGGCATTGTGTTTATTTAGGAGCCAATAAGACTAGAACATCAATGATAGTAAGTGAGTTTTGTCCTAGATCTTATATGTGTGAATATGATCCAAATAGTAGCGATAAGCTTATAGAACGGTAGGATTTGACATGGCTGTGAGGAAAACAAAAAGTGGGTTGGCTCTCAAAAGATGGTTTAAGGAAGACTGGAAAGACGTTTCCACGGGGAAAGCGTGTGGGCGTAGCAAAGGTGATAAACGGAAGACTCCATATTGCCGCCCCTCCAAACGTATCTCCTCTAAAACTCCCAAAACAACCAAAGAAATGACAGCAACAGAAAAGCGTAGCAGGGTATCGCAAAAGAGAAGGCTTGGGCAACCAGCAGGGAAGCCAAGAAGGGTGAAGTCATTAAAGAGAAGGAAAAAATAACAGACATTATCGAAAACTGGATAATGAATGAACTTAATGTAGTTGATCCAGATTCTGGGTTTGCTCCATGTCCTTATGCAAAAAGAGCTTATATAGACAACAAGTTAAAAATAGTTGAGTGTTATGATAGGCAAGATTTATGGAATAAAGTATCTTTAGAATGTAAAAATTTTGATCCTCAATATTCCGTTATAATATGTATAGAAGAGGAGCCTTCACAGACGTATGAAGAAGTAGAATCAGCTTGTGTAGCTATGAACGAATGGTTTGCCTTAAATAAAATGGATGTTTGGCTGCTTGCTTTTCAAACAGATTTTACAATGATTTTTGTTCAAAAGTTGTCAGAGTTAGATGATGCTAGTCAAAAGCTAGAAAAAATGGGATACTATGAAAACTATGATCGTGATGATTATGTCAATTTAATACTAAACCGCCGATATAGGAGACATTACAATGGTAGGTGCGAAGAAAAAAGCTAGACGTATGCGTGGTGGCGGAGCCACTGTTGCCCCTAAAAAGATGAAAGGTGGAGGTGCCGCTAAAAAAGCTGCGAAGCGTATGCGTGGTGGTGGAAAAGTTGCTCCTAAGAAGATGATGGGCGGCGGTGCAGCCAAACAAGTTTCTCCTCGCAAAGCTATGGCTATGGGCATGATGGGCGGAGGCAAGGTAAAGCCTAAAGGAATGAAGGGCGGTGGTGCCGCTAAAAAAGCAGCTAAGAAGAAGAAGAAGTAATGGCTGTTTCTGGATCAACTGACTTTGAATTAGATGTATCTGATTACATTGAAGAGGCTTTTGAGCGTTGTGGTTTAGAGCTTCGCACTGGCTATGATTTAAAAACAGCCAGAAGATCTTTAAACTTGATGCTGGCTGACTGGGCTAATAGAGGCTTGAACCAGTGGACTATTGAGCAACGTACACAAGCTCTAACCAAATCCACATCAAGCTATTCTATTGGCACAGATGTCATTGATGTTTTGTCTTTTGTGGTTCGCAGAGAAGGCACTGATTTTTCAATGTCTAGGATAAGTCGTGATCAATATTTGGCTATTCCTACTAAAACAACAGAAGGAAGGCCAACACAGCTTTTTGTGGATCGTCAAATAACCCCTGCAATTAAAATATGGCCTGCTCCAGAAAACGCTACAGATGTTATCGTGTATGATTGTTTGACTCGTATGGATGATGCAGATGATTACGATAACACATTAAAAATGCCTTTTAGGTTTTATCCATGTCTAGCTGCTGGTTTATCGTATTACTTGGCTATCAAAAAAGCTCCTGATCGTATTCAAATGTTAAAAGCTATATACGATGAAGAGTTTGAAAGAGCGCAAGCTGAAGATAGAGACAGAGCTTCGTTTAGTGTAACTCCTAACTTACAGTATTACAGGGTTGGTTAATGGGTAAGTTCGCTGTTGGCAAAGATGCTTATGGAATATCAGATAGATCTGGTTTTCGTTATCGTCTGCGTGACATGCGGCAAGAATGGAATGGTTTACTTGTAGGAAAGGATGAGTGGGAGCCAAAGCATCCACAACTTGAAGTTGTACGGCACCCACCTGATCCTGAAGCTTTAAGAAACCCAAGGCCAGACCCAAGAACTGAGCCAGATGTTCAAATTCTTTTGTTGATGAACCCTTTTCGATCAGGCAGCGCAGGATCTTCAGTAATCACTGTATTTGAGCCTTCTCATGGACGCAGTACATCTAATATTGTTATTTTCCGTAAAACACAACCATTTGATGGTTTTACAAGAACCGCGTTAGAAAAAGCTGCGGGATATACAATTACTGTTGTTGATGCTAACTCATATACAATTACAATCACTGGAGAAACAGCAACAATTGGCGGTCAACAAGGGGGCGGTGGAAATGTAACTGCTGAGAAGAGTGCATCTTCAGGCACATCAGCGCCAACATTTGACGAAACAAGTGTTACACTTGATGCAACAAACAAGACTTTTGACGAGGCTTAGATGGCAAAACAAGCAGTAGGAATTGGCACAACAGCGAATGACGGCACGGGAGATACTCTTCGTGTAGGTGCAGACAAAATAAACGATAACTTTGATGAAATTTATGCAGCGTTAGGGAACAGTTCTAACGTGTTAACAGACATCATAGATGCCAATGGTGTTTTAGATGTAAGTTCTGGCGCTAATAAAATTGTATTTTACTATGCTAATTTAAGTGATCTGCCTAGTGCGTCTACTTATCACGGTGCTGTCGCGCATGTTCACGCTACAGGCGGCCTTTATTTCGCTCATGGCGGTGTTTGGATAAGGTTGAATGATGAAACCACAGGTCCGGTAACAAAGTATACTGCTGGCACTAGCGGAAGCTCGGCATATACATTTACTGGCCCCGGGGCAACTTCAGGCAATAATCCAAACTTTACCTTCTACAAAGGGCATACATATCTAATTGATAATACAGCTAATGTATCAAGCCATCCTTTGCAGATTAGAACTTCTAATGGCGGATCTGCTTTTACAACAGGGGTGACAGACAATTACAATTCTACCACTGGATTAACACAGTTTATCGTTCCGCATGAGCCAAGCGATACATCTTTGGTATATCAATGCACTAATCATAGTAGTATGGTTGGGAATATAACAATAGTATAGTGAGCAAGTGACATGTCGTTTACATACACAGAGCTACAAGACGCAATTAAGAACTTTACAGAGAACGAAGAGACTTCTTTTGTAAGTAGTTTGCCTGTGTTTATACGAAGTGCAGAGGATCGTATCTTAACAGTTGTTGATCTTGAGCTATTTCGTAAAAATGCCACATCTCAACTTACAATTAATGATCCCTATCTAAACGTGCCTAACGATTATTTAGCGCCATTTTCTTTGCAAATAACAACAGCTAATTACAAGAATTTTTTAGAATTAAAAGACGTTAACTTTTTGCAAGAATATTACAATACATTAAGCGCTACAGCCGTGCCAAAGTATTATGGCATTTTTGATGTAAATAATTTTATTTTAAGCCCAACGCCTAATATAGCATACGATGTCGAGCTTCATTATTATTACAAGCCGACAAGTATAACGGCTGGTGCAGGAACAGGCACTAGCTGGCTCAGTACCAATGCTCCTAACGCCCTTCTTTACGGTTCGCTTGTAGAAGCGTATACTTACATGAAAGGCGAAGCAGATATGATGCA